TTCTCAAATTCTTCTAATGTAAAATGTTTTGAAAGTTGCATTTAAACCCCTATGGTTTAGTTGGAAAAGTAACAGCATTAACATCTTCAACAGTTGTTAAGCCATCTGTAATATCTCGTAAGTCTTGTCTATATGTTTTGAATCCAGCAGATAATGTTGTGCCTTTTTCTTTTGCCATGATTACTTCCCAATCACTAGCTTTTAAAAGGTTATCTCGTTTTTGTCTTAAATCTGCCATAGCACGATCAAATGCACCATTAGAATATGCTTGTTCTTCGGCATCTCTTTGTGCTTCTTCTTCTGCTGTGAAAGGAACTATGTTCCCATTTATATTGTGATGTCTTGGCATAATTATTTATACTCCATTGTTAATTGTTAAGCAATACCATAAAGGCAAATATCTCCAGCATCTATGTTGCCTGAACTAAACTTAAATTGCAGTCCATCTAATGAACTTGTAGTGTTAAAATATCCAGCAACATAATCTATTCTTGCAACATCATCACTTTGAACAAATGAAATATTACCAATAAAATGTTTTGCAAAAGTGGTAGATGATGGATTAAATAAATGTATATATCCTGATCCACATTGGTCATTATCTGCACCTATATTTGTACTAAGTGTTTGAAATCCTGTGCCTTGTGCTAAATCATAATAAGTCATATATCCTAAAGCTGGACTATGAGCATCTGATTCGTAATGATACGCAGAGAAATATGTAGTCGTTTTTGTAACATTGTAGTTACTTCCAGTATCTGCACTTCCATTAAATTGAAGTTGTACATCTGAATCACTAGATGGGTGAATATTATTTAATGTAATTAAGTATTCTTTGTAAGTATTATCTAAAGTAACTCCACTAGAGCCATCAACAAAAGATAAAGTAGAAGAACTAGAAGCTGTTAATTTTTTAATTAATTGTATAGTTCCTAATCCAGTAATACTACCAATAGCAGTTGCGTCTTTTACACCTCTATTATTTAGTTTTACAATACTCATTAGCTATCCTTTATTCCATATAGTTTTATTGTGCCAGAATCTATATTTCCTGAATTCATTTTAAATTGAATAGCATCTACTGCACTTGTAGTATTACCATATCCAGCTATATAATTTGCATTTGATCTTGAGTTTACTGCACCACTTAAATAAAGTTCATTTGTTGTTGCTATAAAATGTTTTACAAAAGTTGTGCTTGATGGATTAAATAAATGTAATGTTCCAGATAAAGAAGCATCACTATCTGCACCTTGATCTGTTGCTAATTGTTGAAGTCCTGTTCCTTGTGCTAAATCTCCACCACCATGATAAGACAATCCAGCACTTCCACCACTTTCATAATTATAAGCAAGAAAAAAAGTTGATGTTTTTGCTACATTATAATTACTTCCACTATCTACACTCAAGTTAAAACCAAATTCTTTTCCTTCTGTTTGTGGGTGTATATTAATAAACTTAAAAACATAAATAGGATATGTACTATCCAAAACAACACCTGAACTTCCATCTACGAATGACAATGTAGAACTAGAACTAGCAGTTAAAGTTTTAATAGGTACTAAAGCACCACTAGGCATTGAAGCCACAGAAGTAACAGCACTTATGCTATTGTTGTTGTATTTAACTAATGCCATTTATGATACCCCATATAATTTTATTACTCCACTATCTATGTTGCCTGATGCAAAAGAAAATTGAACTCCATCTATTGCACTTGTTGTATTGCAATAACCAGCAACAAAAGTATCTATTGAATAATCACTTCCATTATAAGAATTACTTCTCATTATATAATGTTTAACAAAAGTAGTTGATGATGGTGCGAATAATTGTAAAGTTCCAACACAACATTCATCATTTGCATTACCAATAGCATTTCCTATAATTTGAATACCAGTTGATTGTGCATTATCTCTAGCTGTAACATATTCTAAACTTGTACTATCACTTTCAGTGTGATACGCTTGAAAATAAGTTGATGTTTTTACTGCATCATAATCTGTTCCACCATCTCTAAAATTTACTTGAAAATTTTTTTCATTTTCAGATGGGTGTATATCATAAAACTTAAACACATACTCATCATAGGTGCTATCAATACCAGATGTAAAAGATATTGTAGATGAACTAGATGCAGTTTGTGTAGAGATTAAAGTCATACCACCACCACTTATAGAAGCTGGTAAAGATGTTATTGCTGATAAGGAGTTGTTGTTAGCAAAAAGTAGAGCCATTTAAACTCCTATGGTTTTTCTGGAAACTCAACAGCTTCAACTTGTTCAACTGTTGTTAATCCATTAGTTATATCTCTTAAATCTTGTCTATATTGAGTTTGCTCTGCTGTCATAGTATTATCAGATGCACCCCACCAATCACTATCTGCTAAAAGTTTATTTCTTTGTAATCTTAATGTTTTTATAGCAACATCAAATTGATTTATAGTTATTTGTGATGATTGAAATTCTGTAATTTCATCAGCAGTCATTTGTATTTCAATACCATTAATATTTTTTTTCATAATTATTTTAATCCATAAAGTTTAAAGTTACCTTTAGCAATATTTCCACTATCCATATAAAATTTAACTCCTGATAATGCACTTGTGTTAGCTTCATATACACCTGTGCCAACATAACCTCTTAATAATCTTGTTAGAACTGAACCTCTATTTTGATTTGTCCAAAACATAGCTTTATTTTGTGTGGTAGATAAAGGATTAAACAAAGTTAAATCAACAGAATTAGTTAAAGTTGAAGTGTTAGACATTTCTGAAGTAATTAACATATAATCTTGAGTGATTGCATTTTGTTCAGTAGCAGCAGAACTATCTCCAGAACTGTGTGCTAACATATCTCCAATTATATAACCATAATTAGACGATGTTTCAGCAGAACTTGAAACTAAATACCTTGCTCTTAATCTTGCAGCATTTGTTACAGGCAATAAACCAGAAATAATAATTTTATAATTTTTATATGTAGATGAAAATAATCCATCAAATTCAGCTTCAGCAGTAGAACTTGTAATATCTACTGTGCTTAATAAAACATAATCAGAACTAACTGCATTCCAAGTTAAAACTCCTGACCCATTAGTTGTTAAAACTTCTCCATTATCGCCATCATCATTTGGAAAAGTTAAAGTGTATGAAGCACTTGCACTATGAGGTGGAGATTTTAATTTAATTCCATGTGAATTTTGAGAACAGTTTAATTGTAAAGTACCATCAGTAGTACCATCGCCTTTTATTTGTAATCCAGCAGCACTTGAAGTTGATACAAAATTTGTTTTAGCTTGTGTGACAGTAGCATCAGATGGAGTTCCTATGTCTAAAGTATTTCCAAGAACAATTACAAAGTCAATAACATCGCCTGTTGCTAAATTAGATGCAAATGTAAGTGTGCTTCCTGATACTGTAAATGAAGTTGTTGGTGCTTGAAGAATACCATTAAGTGAAACTAAAAACTGATTGACATTTTCATAATCTGTAAAAGCAGAGCCACCATTATTCATAGTATAACCAGCTTGACCATTAACTACACTAATTGCATCTAGTTTTACAAAGTTTCCTGTGATTGGTGTTTTTCCTATATATGCCATTTATACTCCTATAAGTGCTTGAATTTCGTCATCATTTAAACCCAAGTCTTTTAATTTCAATTTTCCTGATGCTTTATTATTTACAATATTTTGTTTTTCTTGTTCTATTATTGTTAATTGAGATTTAATATCTTCTTTTGATATTGGAGTAGTATTTTCTATCCATTCAATATTACATAAATCTACATCATTAAAATTTTTTTTATTAGCACTAATTCTAAATTTAGCATTAGAATTTATTTGTAAAATTGCTTTATCTATCATTATGCACCTACCTCAAATAATGTAATAACACTGTCACTACCTTTTGTATTTACTCTAAAACTATCTCCTGAATCAGCACTTTTTCCATAAAGAGCATAAGTAGTAGCACTTGTTGTTGATGGACTATCTAAAAAAGTTAAAGTACATTGAACTTCTGTATCAGCAGAAGCATTGTCATCATGTAAAATTGTAAATCCATTAGTATTTAGATTGGTTGATCCTCTGTATAATGTAAATGTTGTATTAGCTGTTCCTGATGATCTTCCATTAAAAGAAAACATCATAAAAACTTTTGAAGATGTTGATGATGGAGTTATTGCTAATGAATGAGAAGTGACAGCAGTATAAGAAGTTGCATTTGAACTATAAGTTTGATCTATCACACCACTTGACACTACTTGTAAAATTTTTCCACCACCACCAACTAAACTTGCATCAATTCTTTTTAAAGTTCCAGCATCACTAATTAAAAATTCATCTGTGTCTGCTGGTGCTTCTGCTAATGCTGTTTCTCCTGAAATAATATCTTGTGCTAATTTAGAATTTGTAATTAACCCATCTTCTAAATCAGAAGAACTTACAGGTTTGTTTGCTGGTGCTTGTCCTATGTAAGCCATTAATTACTCCTATGTTATTTCTAGGATTGATAATGTTGCGTCTATCTTTGCTGTAACTGAACAATCTATTTTAATAATATCAGTTGCTTGAACAACAACCTTACCACCTGTTAAAAGTTCTAAAGATGCACCCGCTGGTATGCTGACATCTTTAATTAATAAAACTGTTTCGTTGGTTTCTGTATCTGATGTGTCTGATACTAATTGAACATCTGCTGTAACAGTTGTTGTATGAATATTACAAAGTGTTAATCCAATGATAACTGTTGTTGTAGATGATGGACAAGTGTAAAGAGTTAGTGGAGTTCCAGCACTTGCTGGCATTGCACCATTTGTTTTTACCTTAAAAGTATTTGCCATCTGTTTCTCCTTATCCTAAAG